GACCCTTACCGTTGACGACCTGCAAAAGATGGCGCACGACTATCAGGTGCCAATGTCCGAGCAGACCATTAAGCAGATTGCTGGCGATGCTGTCACGCCGGAGAAGGCCAAAGCGTTTGAGTCGTATCTCCAGACCGCCGCACAGGGCCTCTACCCCACGCTGGCGCCACAGATTAAGGCCGGCATCCCTACCGCCTACCTCCTTGACCCTTACCGACAGGTAGGCAAGCAAGTGCTGGGTGAGGAATTCGAGCCGGACTTTGTGGGGAACACCCTTCACGCAAGGGCGCTCTCTGGTGGTTCCGACCCCGCCACCGGACGTCCTGCCCCGATGGGCCTTGACCAATGGACGAAGTTTCTCAAGACCGAGCCGTCTTTCGGTTGGTCTAAGACCCCTGACGGACAGCAGGCGTACGCCACCGTCCTCGCCAATCTTCACCAAGCACTCACGGGAGGAAAGTAACAATGGCTAAGTTAAAGGCAGTAGACGTCTTAAGTGGAGAGCCAGGTTTTGGTGCGGGTACATCGCTTACCAGCGGCATTCTCAAGATGCCGACGGCAGCGCAGTTGCAGTCTGCCGGTTTAACTGACCAGAAGTTTCTTAAGGAGTGGGGCGGTAAGGCGCTCAACATCCCGACCAGCGTTTCCGGTTCTAAGTTAGGCTCAGCGTCAGCGATTGAGGCGGCACTTGACCAGTTGCCACAGGCGGTTCGTGACGCCACCTACGAGTATCTCGGACTAAACGATCCGCAACTTGGTAGCACCACGGGCAAGCCTTCATCGCTGACCCAGCGCATTGACGCCATCCTCCCGATGATTGAGGCAGGAAAGAACGACCTCGGCTTTGTCAACTACCAGCAGGTACTTTCGTTCCAGTCAAACCAGACCGGCATCAAAGAGTTTCAGGCTTCACAAAATGCTGGTATGCAGGCCGCCAAGGTCGGCGCTACTTACTCTGCCGAATACTCTGCCGAGACGGCGGTGGACAATTACCTGAACCAATGGGGTCTTGACACGCCCGCCATCACGCAGTTCGTTCAGGAAATGGTGACGAACCCCAACGGGCAGATGACGTCGCCCTCGGAGATTCTTAACGTCCTTCGTGGCAACCCCAGCAACCTTGGCCCAGCGGTGGACAAGGAAATCCACCAAGCGTACAACAATGCCTTCCCCGGCTTGGCGGAGTACAACAAGCAACCTGGCGCACTCAAGATGACTGAGAGCCAGTACATGACGTACACACAGTCAATTATGAACGGCGCCACTCAGTACGGCGCACCCATGCCTACCCAGCAGGAAATCGGTAAGTTGCTCAACGGTCACGTTTCTGCCGTCGAGTACACCCAGCGAGTGCAGGACGTCTACGCCGTTATTTCTAACGCCGACGCCAACACGAAGAAGATTCTGGAGCAGGAGTACGGTGTCACGCCTAAGGACTTGATGCACTACTTTATGAACCCGAAGGAAGCACTCCAGACGATGCAGCGTAATGTTGCCTCGGCGGAGATTCAGGACTACTCCAACCGTGTCGGCCTGACTGGGCTGGGTAAGGCGCAGGGTAGCGAACTCGGACAAATGGCGAAACTCGCCTCCGTCAAGGGTGGACAAGCTCTCGGCTACGGTGTGTCGCAGATCGAGAACAGCCTACTTAACGCCAGCCGTGATGTGGCCCTTACGCGCTCCTTGCCAGGGCAGGCTAACCCGACCGTTAACACCACCACCCTCATCGCCTCGCAGTTGGCTGGCTACGGTGGCATTAACCAAGTCGCCGCTCAGACTGCCGTGGCTCGTGCTGAAGAAGCAAAGGTCGCTCCATTTGAAAAGGGCGGTGGCTTTGTGGAAACCGCTAAGGGTGTTACCGGCTTGGGAACTGCGCGTACTTAGCGTAACAAAACACGGCTTGCAATGTATCATCTAAGTAGGTAGTTGGCCCTGTTTGGCCGCAGGCGCGCTGGCTTCCACACCCATTAGGGATTGCACACCCCTGATGCGTACCAGCGTGCATCAACTGATTATCCGCTTTGTTAACCTCTGGCAAAGTGCGTACCCGCAAGGAGCGATTGCATGGCATACGACGACGATTTTGAAGAGCAAGAACAGCAGAACCAGCCGCTTGATCCGAATATTCGGAAGCAGTTGCGTGAAGCTGAGAAGGCTCGCAAGGAACTAGACGCTCTCCGTCAGGAACTTGAAAATCAAAAGCGTGAAGTCCTACTAGCCAAGGCAGGTATTCCAGATTCACCTCTCGGAAATCTTTTCCGGGACGCCTATCGTGGCGAAGCAGACCTTGAGGCAATCCGCCAGAAGGCTCGCGAGTACGGAATCTTGGACGCACCAGCCCAGCAGGTAGACCAGTCGTTTGACCACGAACTTGAAGCTCAGCGTCGGGCGCAAGGTGCAACTATTGGGTCAGTTGGTGCAACACCCGACCCCCAGCAGGAATACTTTGCTGCACTAGCCGGAGCCTCTAGCGTCGAGGAAGTCATGCGGATCGCGTCCGGTGATGTAGGCCGTAAGGTCGGCGTCACCACCACGGGGATGTACTAAGCCTTTCACTTCCTGAAAGGAAACCCCAATCATGGCCAATGAATTTGGCAACGTATCGGGTACTGACGCTTATACGGGTCAGTCCACCCTTGACTTCTCAAAGGCCGCTTACGACCGACTGGCGTACTTCGCCCTCCGTCCTGAGCTGTACTTTGACGCCGCCGCCGATGTCCAGCCGACTGCTCAGTCGATGCCTGGCGCCTCTGTTGCGTTCACCATCGTTAACGACTTGGCGATTGCCTCGACTGCTCTCTCGGAGCAGAGCGACGTCGCCACCGTTGCGCTGTCTGACTCGCAGGTCACGCTGACCCTGGCTGAATACGGTAACGCCGTACTCACGACTGCCAAGTTGCGCGGTACCTCGTTCGTGGACATTGACCCTGTTGTCGCCAACGTCGTTGGTTACAACGCTGGTGTGTCCATTGACACGATTGCTCGTGCGGCTCTCGACAGCGGTACCAACGTTATGTACGCTTCGGGTTCGGGTGCCACTTCGCTCGGCTCCGTGACCTCGCGTGCCAACTTGGTGCAGGCCACCAACACCATCTCGTCGCTGGACATCCGTGCCGCTCGTGCGCGTCTCCGCGCTCAGAACGTTCCGACGTTCGGCGGTATGTACGTCGGTTACGTCCACCCGGACATTGTTGCTGACATCCAGAGCGAAACCGTTTCGGGTTCGAACATCCAGGGATGGCGTGCGCCTCACGTGTACGCTCAGCCGGGTGAAATCTGGACTGGTGAGTTGGGTGCCTTCGAAGGCGTCCGTTGGATTGAGACGCCTCGTGCGCCCATCTACGAAGGCGCTGGTTCGGCTACTGGTCTGTCGGCTGGTACCTACAACGTCACCGCTGGTTCGTTGGTCGGTACCTTCACGGGTCAGGCTCCCACGATTGGCTCGACGCTGACCGCTGGTACGGCTACCTTGAACGGTACGAACACCATCACCGCCGTCGCTGGCAACACCTTCACGTTCAGCTCGACTGGTACGGGTGTTACCGCTTCCGGTACGGTCACGGTCACGGCTGTTGGCGCCAACGTCTACGGCACGATGATCCTCGGACGTCAGGCTCTTGCCAAGGCGTACTCGATGATTGACGGCAACGGTGCTTACCCGCACGTCGTTCCCGGTCCCATCACCGACCGCCTGCGCCGCTACGTCCCGCTGGGTTGGTACTGGCTGGGTGCTTACGGCATCTTCCGTCAGGCATCCATCATGCGCCTTGAGTCCGTCTCGACCTTGGGTGCTGACATCCAGAGCGCGTCCTACGACCCGCTGGTCAACCTTGGTGAGTCCGGCTCGACCGACGCCAACCTGGCTTAGTCAGTCTGGTAAGGGGCGAGTATGCCGTGGCCGCGTAGTTGTGCTGCATGTCACTCACGTGACGTACAGGCAGGGATTGACGAAATCCATTGCCTTAAGTGTGGCCGACTCACGGACAAGCACGGCGTACTCGTCCCCACCCAGGACCAATACACCTCGGAGGAACTATGACTGTACCTACTGGCCTCGGCCTCACTCGCGGCGTAGACGCCGCCGACCCAATCCCCGGACGTTCGTTTGACCGCGTTGCCGCCGCTAAGGCGAACGACGCTAAGGCCGTCAAGGGAGAAACCTCAGACCCGTGCTACTGCGGTAAGTGCGACATGACCGACGCAAGGTGGAAGTAATGGAATCACGCGCTGCATTTAAGCCCATCTCGGAGTTTGACCTCCGTAGTCGTGCCGCTAACACGATTGACACCGGCATCATCCCGCCGAACATCACTTCCACGACCGGCAAGGGTGCGCCCAACCGTGGCATGGAAGCAAACACCGGACGCGACGGCTTTCAGGCTCCGCTGGTTACCGGCATCACCACCATTGACTACGCCCCCGCCACTATCCAGCCGGACGTTATCCCGTTCCGCGTACGAGAGGACATCTAATGCCTAGCCGTCTTGACCCTGTATACAGCGTTGACGCTCAGGATCGTCCCGGTTTCGTGATGGACTTCCGCCCGACCACTCTGCTTGAGCAGAGCCAGATGGGTATTGACCGCGTGAACAAGCCAGTCGGTACTGCCACCGTCCCTCGCGGCGAAGTGCAGACCACGGGTGGTCGTGGCACCACGGACACCGAAGCTGCAATCCGTCTTGGAGCGCAAGGTCGAAAGTAGTACGGAGTGGCAACTTTCACTCCGCCCGTAGCATACGATAACCCACCCATCCTGCCCTTCGCAGGTGGGCTGGGGAATCGTCTGTTTAGGTACTTCCCCAATCGCAAGCGGTACATCGCCGTGTTCGCTCTTAGCGACGGCACGTTTGTTCAGGACACGCCCAACGGCTTTGACTTGAACGGCAACATCGTCGGCGTCACGAACACGAACGTACCGTATCCGTACAACCCCTACAACCCCTCTGCGCCGTACTCAACGTCGTACTTCATTGACTACACGCAGACGCCACCTCGGCCGACCAGCACCAGCGTATCTCAGAACCCTTACATCATTAAGGTGTACTTAGGGCCAACGGTTATCTCCAAGACGATTCCGATTCCAAACGGACCGAACATCGAGGAATACACCGCCCTGGTTAATGCTGGCTACGGAGGATGTATTCAATGACGACACTACGACACAACACAGGCGTATGCCCCGAAGGGTGCTTCGGTTGCAAGGTGGCTTCGGTTGCCTTTGCGCCCTCGGCTATGCCTACTCGATCCGAGGCAAGCACGGTTGAACGTGAGACTCGCATCATGCACAAAGACGTGGCCGCCTACCGGCGTCTACGCAAGAACGGATTACAGCCTAAGTCGGTGAAGGGCGCAGCTCGACTTGAGGCACGCGCCGACTCCAAGTGGGAAGTGGAAACCAACACATCCCTGCGTGGCGACGTCAAACTTGGCAAGCGCCTGGACGAAACCCAAGCAGCAATCAACAAAGGTGAATCGGTACTCTAATGACCACAGGCGTTCTGTCAGGCGTAGTCTTTGGACCTTCGGGTGCGCTTAACGGCGCACAGGTCATGGCCTACAGCACGTCGCTGTTCGGGGGCGTTGAGCCTGCCGCTGGCACCGCTGCACCTACCACCGGCACGATTGGCACGAACGTCTTTGGTCCTGTTACCACCGGCACAAACTTCGGCGGCCCCGGACAATGGGAGATGTCGGGCGTTGCCATTGACTCCTATTACATTGCCGTCACGTATCCCATCGGTGCTACCGGCGCCCAGACTTATTGGACGCTGGACGAATCTCTAAGCGCTGGGGCGACAAATGCCACCACAACCACCCCCGGCGTCATCCAACTTGCGGGCGACCTCGCTGGTGCTGGTACTTCCGCCACATCCCCGCAACTTACCGCCGTCGGCACGGCTGGAACCCACGGGTCCGCAACAGCCGTACCAGTCATCACGACCGACACGAAGGGGCGAGTGACAAGCGTTACCACTGCTTCCCCACTTGACGCTACCAAGTTGCCCCTCGCTGGTGGCACGATGTCGGGCGCTATCGCTATGGGTGGGCAAAAGATAACGGGTCTGGCAAACGGCACGGCCTCCACCGATGCTGCCGCCTTCGGGCAGAT